GGATGAGTGCGATTACTGCCGCGCGTGTGCTGAAAGGCAAAGTTATCCGTACGGATGTACTTTCAAATTACGCTTTCGGCTGCATTGGCTCTGATTATTATCAGGTTCAAGGTGGCGGGAGTGCAAAATGGAAATACATTGATATGGAACGCTCTGTCTCTGGTCAACCCCTTCCCCCCGCATTTCCCACGTTCAACCCTCTTGAAAAGGCGTTGTCTGTAAGACATGCGGTTAACGGGATCGCGTTACTCGCGAATCTCAAATCTATTAACATTTAACCTTGCAGGAAAATACATCCATATGTCTCAAATCGGTAACATAGCTATCAATGATGGTCAGTCAAGTCCCGTCACTCATACCTTCCTACCCCTCCGTTCTGGCGACAAGTCAACCTGGCGTGAAAACCAGGGTTCATTGGCTCTAGTCGGACAGGGTACGGTTGATATGACCGTCAAACAAGGACAGCTTTGCAAGCTGCGCCTCGTTTTGGACTTGCCTGCGCTTGAGACTGCTACCGGCGCTAACTCTGCAGGCTATACTGCGGCTCCGAAAGTGGCATACTCGAATAAAGCTATTGTCGAGATGTTCCTTCCGGCCCGTGGTACGGCCCAGCAGCGTAAGGATCTGCGCGTGCTTCTCAGTAACCTTCTCCTCGATGCGATCGTTCTGGATTCCATTGAGAATCTGAACGTCCCGTACTAAAAGGAGGTGGACCATGTCTTTTTGTGAAAGCATGATCTCCTATTCCGGTAAACGGATCGGAGCTACTGAGAACTCTCCCTCTTCTTCCTCAAGAAAGAAGAAGAAGAAAGGAGGGACACGACAGTTCTTCCATATATGGAAGCGGGTAGACAGTGACAGTCTTAGGTACAGACTCCTTGACTTGCTCGGATACAGACAGAGTTGGACTCCTTTCGAGACCTTCTCTGCTATTGAAGAGCTTAGTCCGTTAGAACCTCTGGAGCGGTACGCACGAAATCGACAAGCTTTAGCTTTGTTCTCAAAAGATGAGGACATGGTTGGGCCTATCGATAAACGTGCTGCTGCTTTACAGAGTTTCTTGGACTCCGAGCGTTCTTGCAAAGATATCAATGAGCGTTTCCGAAACGGAAGCTTCGCACAAGGCGACGTTGCGCATATAATTTGGTATGCGCAGCGGAAAATAGCTTCCATACTAGGAGACGTGCCGGAGATATCAGAGCTTGAATTGAGTTTCGGGTCTGGGGCGTCGACATCTTGTTCCAATAACAAAGTATCGGCAAGATGGAAATTGTCGAACCCACCTAGTATATCGAACTCGGCGGTGACGGCTTTGCAAGCCCTCATTCGCACGCTACCGGCGTACTTCAAATTTCATAAGAAAGTTGAGGTGCACGACGGGAAGCTCGATTTCGTGCCGAAGAACTACAAGACTATGCGTTCGATTTGCATCGAGCCTACGGTCAATGTGATGGTTCAGAGAGGTATTGGTACCCACCTTAAGCGAAAGCTTAAGGTTGCTGGTATCGACCTCTATGACCAGAGCATAAACCGCAGACGGGCGAGACAAGGGTCTTTAACTGGGACTCTTGCCACCATAGATCTTGAGAAGGCCTCCGACAGTGTCTCATACTTACTTGTGATGGAACTACTCCCTTGGGATTGGTTCCACCTACTTGATACGTATAGGACACCGACTGTCAACTATGAAAAGTCAAAGATCCACTTGGAGAAGTTCTCCAGCATGGGTAATGGCTTTACATTTGAGCTCGAGAGTCTTATCTTTTACTCTCTTGCTTTTGGCGTCGCTAAACACTTTAACATCCCTTTCGACGTTACTGTCTACGGAGATGATATTGTGGTTAACACAACTCTAGCCACATCCTTGCGGATTTGGCTTCCCATCTTTGGCTTTTCGGTTAATTCTTCGAAGAGTTACTTTGATGGCCCTTTTAGGGAGAGTTGTGGCGGGGACTTTGTTAACGGTGTTGATGTTCGCCCATTCTACCTAAAGGGTAGATTCTCGTACCATAAAGTTGTTTGTTTCTACAACTTCCTGGTTAGGAAACCTCAATTGGACCCTGACGGCTTGTTGCGTCAGTGCTTACTTGAGCATGTTCCCGAGAAATACCGTCTGTGGGGTTTGGACGGGTACGGTGACGGTCATTTTGTGACCGACTCTCCGACCTGCTTGACACCCTACGGACGCAAAAGGGGCTTTAGTGGTTATACGTTTAAGTCTTTCGTATCTGTTCCTCATAGGAACACGGCGGACTGTAGCGGGGATCCACTATTACCTTCTTACGTAGCGAGTCTCTACTCCGAGAGACGTTCCATGTTAGGTGCCGTGAGTTCAAATGCTCCGGACCACCTAAGCGTGAGACGTCTCAAAGAGGAAAAGCTTCGCAGTAAGAAAGTGAACATCTACGTACTAG